GCAAACTATAGCCGACGACTTCGCCGGCTGCTTGCAGTATGTTCTCTTTATAAACCCCAAGCTGCGCCGCATCGGTCGTTATGTCGTCGGTCGTGCCATCTTCTAGCCTGCTTTTAATCGCATTAAAGCCAATGCGCAGCGACTGGTCGCGACTAAGAATCGACGACCACTTGCCGGCTGGGATGAACACCAAGCGCGCACGCTTGCCGCTCTCTAGCTCTACCCAGTCGGTAAGCTGGTCTGGTGTTTCGGGCGTTACCGTGTCGAGCGCTTCACTCACAGCAGATGAATCCGAGCAGTGGCGGTGCCGTACTCAGGGCGAAAGCCTCGCCCGCTCATCTCAAGCGTCGCAAGCCCGCCCTCTTCGCCGACGGTCGTGTTACACTGGGCGCCGGGAATCTCGATCACGACGGTGTTGCCGGGTTGGTCGCCGAACTGCATCAGCACGCTAAAGACTTGCTCGTTCTGGAACGACAAAGCGGCACCGTCGCCGAAGGTCTGCGAGCCACCAGCCAACAGCGCGTTGGTGGTACCGTCATGGTAAAGCCGCATCTCGGTGCTGCAGTTGTTTTGCACAGCCACGAAGCCTTGCCGCCCGTTGGTGCCTGTCGCTGCGGTGCGTGGCTGAATGTCGGTGGCGGTGTCGAAGCTTGCGCTGATCGCAGTGGCTACGGCAACGCCGGTAGCTGCGCCAGGCGTAAAGCTGCCAGCGCCATCGACGCCCCAGCTATTATCAGCGCAGATAAGAACACGAGCGCCACGGGTTGAAACTGGACCCAAGCTAGGCGCCACGAAAGCGCCGAAGGTAGGAGCGCCTGCGAGATTCTGCGCTGCGGTCCACGTCTGCGCCTGTGCGCCCCACGTTGCCAGCAGCAAGCCGTCTGCATCGCTGAACGCAACCGAGCCCATGCAGCCCTGAAAGAAACGATCAATACCAGAATCAGCGAGCCGACCGTGCACGGTAATGTGCGAGCGCTCGCCTGCGGTCTGGTCGATCGGATAGGTGCGCATGCCATAGATGTCGTCACCCGATGCGGGCGCAGCACTAAAGCCGCCGGTCATGTTGGCGGCGCTGTCGCCTGCTAGCGTTACCGTATCGGCTACTGCGTCGATGGCGACGACCGGCACGCATTCCATTTTGCCGGCAGCGTTGACCCAGCCGAGCACGTCGCCGATGGCATAACCGACGATGCCGACACGACCCACGCCGAACTGCAAAACCCAGCGAGTCGAAACGCCGTTGGTGTCTTCGCCTTGAATGTTGCGCTTGGTGCCGCCGGTGGCTTGCTCTAGCAGCATGTCGTACTGCGGCGCAGCCGTCGAAGCGTTGACCGCATTAGCAGCGCCGCCGCTAAGGTCTAGCCCTCGCATGTAGAAAGCAAGGCTAGGGCTTGCGTCTTTGTTGCCGCTAACGCCTGCCGGTGTCTCTCCGTCCCCCCGCTGCCCCGTGACCTGAATGGCCTCCCGGGTGTGCTCCATAGCGCTGGCGCTGGTCATCTCTAAGTCGGTGTAAGCAGCGCCTACCATGTCAGCGGCTAGGTATTTTTCGACCTGATCCCAAGCGGGCGAGCCGTTGATTTTGCCAATGCGTACGCGGTTAATTCGTTTTAGTGTCATCTTATAACCCTCTGCGCACCTTGGCGCTTAATTCTATTTCTACGGAATAAGCAGCGGTTGGCAATTGAGTAATGCGCCAAGCTGCAGGTAAAAGGCTTAATAGCCCTGTGTTGGGCTCGTCGTAGTTCATACGCACCAGCGCAGCTATAAGCCGCTCGGCGTCGTCGGTCATTACGTCCGAGTCTTTGCCAATGCTGCGTTGATAGCGGCCGCGCTCATAGAACACCTCAACGAGATAGGTGCGGTTTAGATAAATGATACCGCCAGACCCAATAGCCGGTGCATCCTTCAAGCTGGGCAAGCCGCCGTTGCTGGTCAAAACTGAAAAGCGACGCCAAGCCTGGCGCCCTAGGTCTTCGGCTCGGTCCCATTCGACAAAGCCTGGCGAGCCTTCGACGGTAGCGCCGGCAACGGTCGCCACGATCAGGTCTCTAACCGGGTCCGCTGCCCACGTCATCGGTCGATCCAGACACGGGCATAGGTTTCGTGGTGGTCGCCTGCAGGCGTGCCGTCTGCGTCGGTATCGACCCAAGCGAAGCGGTCCACGGTGTCACGTAAGAAGCTGTTCGCCTGGTTGTTCGCTTCGTCGGCTAGGTCTACGAAGTCTGGACCCATAGAGCCGAACTCTTGCGCAGCGCATCGAGCAGCTATAGCAGGCTCTAGCTGGTCCCATGATCGCAGGTTGTACCAGCCGAAGCCCATACGCTCCATTGCCTCAACAACGAGCGTCAGAGCCGTGTCTAGGCTTACTGTAAAATCTGGATCTTCTGGGCGCCCTTGATCGAGCAGCGCAGGGTAACGACGGGTCAAGCTGGCGTAGGTCGCAGGCTGCACAAGGTTTGCCGACGTGATAGCGACTCGCGTAACCTCTCGGTGCTCGTCGCCTGCTTCGTCGTTAGCGATAACCTCGAACAGGTAAATGCCTGCATCGAGCGCGCTGGTCGTGACTGACGGCAGATTGATAACGACTTCATTAACCACGATTCGATCGTTGGCTTGCACGTCAATCGGTAACGGGTCGAACAAAACCGCCAGGCAAGGCTTGCTACGGTACGCAGTACCCGGTCGCCTCGCTTGGCTGCGCTGTCGTGCGCTGTCGTGTCTGGCATAGTGCCGACGACGTTATCGGCGCTGCTTACTAGCTCGCCGTTCTCTTTATAGAAGCGCCAGCTAAACGTCGCAGCGTTAGGGCGCCCGAAGCTGCAGACGTGCCGAACGTCGCCGCCTGTGCTCTTGTGAATCGTCTGAATCATCGCCGCCTTAGCTCCACCATCACGCCCGCCATGTCTTCGGCGAGGCTATCTAGTTTGCCGTCGAGCGCTTCGAGTCGCTCAATGCGGCGGTCGTGGTCGTTAAGCCTTTGCTCGACGACCGGCAAGCGTTGAGCAGCAAGCACCGCACCGTCTACCTGTGCCTTTGCCGTGCTGGCAAACCAGAGCAATAAAGCCCATGTGACTAGGTGCGTCATAACGGTTAGGTGCTTGCCTTCGATGCTCAATCTTTTGCCTTCGCTTTCTTCTTGGCTGGCGCCCGTTTCTTCGGTGCGGGTTTCGCCGGTGCCTTCTCAACTTCGATCAGGCGTTGGATCTGCCAGCCGTTCGCTTGGTATTCTGCCACGTCAGCAGCAGCGACAAGCCTTTGCCTGCCGCTGCCGCTGATCATGTATGCATCAGAAGCCATTAAAGCGACTGAACAGACACAAGCTGGTGGCTGATCCGAGCAGCTTCACCGACCATACCAGCGACGGCATTCATTCCGCCGGTGCCGATAAGCGCAGTGTCTTCCATTCGGATATTAGGCTGCTTCTGCAGCACGAAGCCGATGGCTTGCTCGATCGAAACAAGCGCACCCTTGCGCGTGTTACCAGCAGCAAGCGTAACGCCGGTTTGCAACTCAGTGCCAGCACCTGCAGCGTTAACAAAAGCGCTCTGAACCACGCCAGCCGAAGAGATAACCGGCACGCCGTAGTAACCAAAGGCGACACCGTTACCGCTCAACGCTGGGAAGGTGGCTAAGATGTCTTCTCGGCTGATGTAGTTCGACGAAGCGCGCACCGAAGCACGAAGCGCCGACACCTGCGAGGGATGCAACACGAACGCAAGGTTGCCCGGTCCACCGAACGACTTGCTCAGTTTGTTATTGCCTTCAGCAATCTCAAGCGCCAGTTCGAGCGTATGAATATCCATAGCCGCCGGGTTGCCGCCGCCGTCGGTGCTGTTTGCGCATTCGCGCACGCCAGCAGCGCCGAAGGTGTCGTCGAACGTAGCGCAAACAAGCGCGTTGGCACGATCGCCTAAAGCCTTACCAAGGGCGCCGCTCAAGTTGATCCAGTCTACTTCTTGGGTTTCCATTGCCAAGTTGGTGATCTGGATAGCCGGCACTTCTTGTGGCGTGGCGACGATGCGCACGCTTTCAGGCGTGACGGTCGCAGGAACAAGCGCAGCGCCTTCGCCGACGCCTGCTGCTGTGAGGTTGTTCAACTCTGCAAATTTATACGCAACAAAACCTTCGCGTACGTTGCAGATGTCGAGAAGATTGGCTTGGTCGCCCATGCTTTGCTGCAAGACGCCGCTCATTAGCTCGTGAGGGATTAAGCCCGCTAAGCTGCTAGTAGTCGTTGACATGTTTGGTTCCTTTATCCGTAATGTCGTTTTAAATATGCTCGCTGCTCTGCTCGGGTCATCGTTGCAATCTCTTGCGCCGTCGCCTTGCCGCCATTGCTCACAGCGGTAACACGTCCAGCGCTCGGTTGTGCGCCAATGGTCCGAGGCATAACAGCGGGCGCTGTTTGTGCCTGTAATGACTCGGCAAGCGATACCGCACTCTCGTAGGCTTCAAGGTTAGGCGATTCGCCAAACTGCTGTTGCAGATGCTCACGCACTGTATCGGGCAGATTCTCAAAGCGCCGGTCTAAGCTTTGCCTATGCTTGTCGCTAAGGCTGTTTAGCTTAAGGCTGTTAGCTTCGAGCTTGGCTAAGAGGTCGGCGGCTTTCGCCTCGGCTTCTTGTGCTAGCTCTTGATAACGCCCCTGCGCTTCTTTCTCTGCTCGGTCCCTATCCGCTTGCGCCGTTTCTAGCTGTGCTAGTCGCTCTTCGGCAGATCGTGCTCTTTCCAGAGCGGACTGCCTGCGGGCAATAGCCTCGTTCAGTTCGTCACGGTTTACGGTTTGTACAGTTGCGTCCGCTACTGTTTCGGCGCCGTCCAGCACCTGGCTTGTTTCGGTCATCGTTAGACCCTCCTCTTCCTATCGCCGCTTTATGCGGTCGTCAAATACCTCTTGAAGTAGATTGATAGCGCGCCTCGTGATCTGCTGGCGGCGCTTGCTGTTCTTCGATCCCAGACCAAACCAAGGGCGCAGCCTGTTGGTGTAGCTTGCCTTTTCGCTCGGTAGCGCTTGCGGATGCCCAGAGAAGAGCGGTCCCTGCTTCCTGCCTCGGGTTGCGCTCGGGTTGCGCCTTGGTCCCGTGCCTGGTCGCTTGCCTGCCCTGCGCTTTGATGCTGCAGCGATGGCGTAGAATGACCGCCGGGTCTGCTCGTCTAGTTTCGGCCAAGCCTTAGCCAGCAGCGTTTTGCCCTCGGGTCGCACCGTGTCGTTAAATGCTAGCGTCACGCTGTTAGCGGTTTCGCCTGTAGGCTGCAGCGCCTTGAACATGTTGCCGGTGTCGGTCATGTCTACCTTAGTGCCTCGACCGGCTGCCTTGCGCACCTTAGCGTAGAGCTTGCTGTACGGCTTGAACCTGCGCCCGTTCTTGTCTTTGCTTAGGTCCTGCGTCTCTACCTGTATGCGGCTCTTTACTGTCTCACCGATCAGGCGCATCGCTTGTTTGCCTGGCGGGTCTTTGAGAAAGTCAAAGTCAAAGGTGCCCTCTAGCTTCATGCCCCACGTCATAACAGCCTCGCAGCTTCTTGGTTTAGCTCTTCGCCGCCTCGCTGGAAGATACGGCGCCCGTCGTCGCGTGCGTCCTGCAAGCTGGTGGCGATTAGGTTATGGCGACAACGCCAGCCGCCAAGGCTCGGGATAACCGGCGGCTGCCTGCCGTCTTTGTCTCGCAGCTTGCGAATGTTGCTATACTTCGGGTCGTTGCCGATGGCTGCTAGGTCATCGAGCGTGACGACCACGCCTTGCATCAGACGGCAGAACGGGCGCGTCGTGGCGATGGTCGTGCCTTGGTAGATGAAGTACCGCACGCCCGCCTCGCTGGCTTCGATGATCTGGATCTGCCGCACCATGCTAGAGAGCGCAGTTGAGACGGCGCTGCTTGACCAGTTAAGCCAGCTTTTAAAGTCTGCTTCGAGCGGTGCCGTTAGCCTGATGCTTGCGCGCCCCGGTCCTGCAATTCCTGCCACTAGATCGTTGATCGGCGCGTTGGTGAGCATGGCAGCCTCGACCGTCTCTTGGATTCGCCCAGTCATCGTGAACCAAGCGTTGTCTAGGTTGCGTGTCATGTTCGAGGCAAAGGCGGCTAGGCTGCTTTCGCTTACCGCTAACTGCTCGGCGTTGCCGTCTGCCTCTTGCTCTAGCTCGGTGGCTAGGTCGCTGTAGAGATTGCGCACGGTGCTTTGAAAGCCTAGCCGGTTTAGCTCGTTCGTTAGGCGCTGCCGCATCAGCACCGAGCGCTCTAGATTCTGCCTAGTCGTCTCTAGCCTGCCCTCGTCGGTGTCTAGCTCTACGATTAGCTCGGCAGCGAACGCTTCGAGCCTGTCGATCTGACGGCGCAGCGTGCGCTCGAAGTCGTTAGCTATGCGCTCGTCGTCAATCGCCACGCTTTACGCCTCGCCGTCGCCAACGATACCTAGAGCAGCTTCTGCCAGCCCTTGCCCTGCAGGTCTGATCTGCGCCCGGTTGGTGTCGATGTTAGCCGCTAGCCGGTCTTCGGCTTCTTGCTCGCTGATGCTCAGCGCCCTCGCCATAGCCTGCGCAGCCGTTAGCCAGTTCTTGCTAACGTCGTGATCAAGCACGCGCCGCTGCGCTTCGTCGTCGGTCGGTATGGTGGTCGGTCCCGGTCGCCAGACCATGCGCGTTGATTCGTCCAGCGGCGTGTCGCCGGTGATCGGTGCGTAGGTGTTCCAGACTGCCCGTGCGATGTTCCAAGCGTCGTCCTCTTCTAACCGCTCGTAGCGATTGATCGACTGCGCACGGGCTAGCTCGCTCTCTAGGTTCTCGACCTTGAGCGCCACGCCTGATAGCTGCGGGCGATTCTTCGGCGCCCAGCTTGACGGTGGCAGCCCTAGCCGCTGCGCTTGCTGTAGTAGGTAGTCCTGCAAGAGCTCGACGTGCTCTGACAGTCTGCTGTCGGCTGTGATGCTCTGCAGGTTTTCGCCCTCTTCGAGCACCGACACGCCGCCGGGCGTGATGTTCAAAGCGCCACGGGCTCGCTCAGTGTCTAGAGCGGTGGCGACGTAAGAGCCGTAACCGCTGGTCTGGGCTCGCATATTGATGTCGCACCAGGCGCCGTTGATAGCGTCCTGGCTGTGCAGCAGATCGACCGGCGGTCGAGGATAGACGACGCCGTGCCCTTTCTCTCGCTGAATCCAGACCATCGGCAGCACGGTGCGCCCGTCTGCGTCTTTGATCGGTGCGGTAAAGTCCATAGCATCAGGCAGGGCGCCAAGCTCTAGCGTGCCATCTTCTCGCACGACCACGGCTTGCCAGTCTTCGCGCCCGTCTTCGTCGACGCCTCGCCAGTAGGCTAGAAAGCGCCGGTTGGTCTGGTTGTAGCGCACGCCCTTGTCGGTCGCTAACTCGATCAGCACGGCGTAAGCTGCGCTGATGTCGTCTGGTCGGTCCACGTCCGGCACAATGTGCACTAGATGCGGCTGCACTACGTTGCACTCGATGCGGTTGCGAAAGGTGTTCCACGACCAAAGCATAAGCCCAGCGCCGAACAGGTGAACCGTGCGGTCTAGCCGTTGCCAGACTTCCCAGTAGGCAGCGTCTCGCTGCAGCTTCTCGAAGGCTTCAAGCTGCGCCGGGTCGTCTACGGCGTCGCCGCCCTCTGCGGTCATAAGCGTCCTGGCTGCTGGCGTCAGGTAGACCGTCGCTTGCTGGTCGATCCAGCGACGCAGCACAGGCAGCACCATAT